TGAGAGAGAGTGAGATAAATAGACCAGAGAAACTGAGATAATTAAGGGATCAAACGAGATAGAAAGGGATTAAACGAAACAAAAAAAGAAAAACAGTTTCAAAATAAGCAAAAAATTAATCGCCAAATAAATCAGGTTGTTTTTCTTTCACTGCACGCTTCTGTGCCCGGTTAATCACCTTATAGATTCCCCGAACGGACATATTAAACTTGCGAGCCAGCTCTGCAATGTTACGACCGTTGAATTCATCATATATGACCCGATCGCGTTGGGCTAGTTTGTACAGAAAGTTCTTAGGGAAATTAATTAGCTGACCTCCCCAGTGGTCAGCCAGGTGTTCTGCGATAGCAGTTGCTGCCTGCTCTGATACATCAGTGTCAACGCCGTGGTCGACAAGTACGTTCTTTGCCTGTTCCACAACATCATCCAAAAGTTCATGGCGCAATGCCGCCATTCCGACCACTTTTTCTGTTTTAGTTTCTGTCATCAGTTGCCACCGTTCTTCCGCCATAAGAGCGCATCCGTTCATTAAATGCTGCCATGGCTTCACCCTTAGATTCAGGGCGCTCATGTTTCAGCTCGATGGAACTACTGGTTGCTGCCACTGTGGCTGTCGCCAGCTTGGCTGCCAGTACTTTTTTCAGATAGTTGTGATTAGCCAGCTGCTTTACCTGGCCATTGATCCGGCTTGAATGAATCGAGCTGACAGTATCCTGCAGCGCTTCAGATAACACTGCGTGGTTGTTGCAAAGCTCCAGAGTTTCAGTGACCAGCGCCAGGGCTTTTGGATTGCTGAGGTCTTGTTTGGCTGGTCGGAATAGCGCCAGGTAAGCAACCAGCGCTGGTCCCATTCTATACCCGAGCTTTGAAATTAGGCCGAGCAACTGCCTGCCGCTTTCATCAGCAACCAGCTGATCAAGATGGATGTTAGAATGGCAAATCGGACAGCGGCCAAGCTTCATGCATCAGCTCCGTGGACTTTTTTCCACTTAGCCAGCAGCTGGTTGTAACTCATCTGCGGAAACACTGAGTGTCCATCCTTTTGCAGTGCATTGAACATTAATCGGCGGCACCACTTTTTCAGTGACTCCAGTACCATTAACGCACTAGCAGGCGTAAGCCATTCAACTTGACCAATCCCAGCCCCATTATTTGTTTCGGCTGTCTGGCGCTGCACCCAGCGGTTTAATGCCGTCTCAGAACCGTCTCTGATAAAGCCGGCATTGAACATGAAAATCCAGATAGCTCTGATCACACTGCGTTCGTCTGCACCCTGCTCAGGCGTTTTTGGACTCAGGCGTTTCTCAGTCCGCTTTGGCTTGTTGGAAGTTACCTTAAACCCGAGTTTGGCCATGTTATCGAGTACAGCCTGCAGCTCCACTTCGGTCAACTGAGAGCTGCTTACTTTGCCGCCAGCATGATAGGCCAGTAGCGCCCGATAGCTATCGTCAGCCATTGTCAGTTGACTTTTCCCGACATGGATCAGTTGAATCAAACGACTCCGATTTGAAACTTTTTTGCCAGTATTGTTCACGCCAGCATCTCCCCAATAAAAGCACTCGCAAGCGAGGGAACCAACAAATAGAAACCGCATTGCATAGCGGGTTCTGAAAAAAGCATGAGACCAACGCCAATAATTAGACCTGCCACCAAACAACCGCAGAGACCGCCGTATTTCATGTTGATAAAAAGCGATTCCCAGTCCATCTGCTACCACCTGTTCTATTAATTGGCTGCTCGTCAGTACCGGTGAACCACCACCGGCAGACGCCTTTCGGCGTTTCGCTTTAGGCGTTTGTTGGCTGCGCGATAGCCCGTGTCAACGCCATCAATGCAGTTTGAATATCCGTTTTTGCAATTGCAGCCCAACGAAGTGGTTCGGCATCATTAAACCGGCGGTACTCGATAGCTTCTGGCGATGCACCTTGATGCACACCGAACCCGGTACCGGCTTCCGCTGCATTGGCAGCAGCCAGTTTTACTTCACGATCAGTTGATAACCGGCCAGTCAATTCGGCCTGTAGCGCTAACAGTTCCGAACCTTTTTCTTTTATGCGGTTCATCAGGTTGATTTCTTCGGGTAAAAGCTCGCGATAACCTTTGATATGTCTGTGTTGATTTTCCATTTGTGTACCTTGCTCTATGGCTGCTCGTCAGTACCGGTGAACCACCACCGGCAGACGCCTTGCGGCGTTTCGCTTACCTGTTGTAGCCAACGACCGTTAGTGAATCGTATTCGGGGGCCTCTACAATAGCCGACACCACACGAATGCCGTGCTCCCTCGGCCAGCCTTCTTCGCCAGACAAATCGCTGGTCCATGATGCACCGGCTTCGATACATCCTGATCCGAACTGCACACCGCCATATTTCAACATGGCATTTATGAAGAACTCCCCAGCCAAACGAATTACACAACTACTGTGATTGCCGTTTTGTTCTTCCACTCGGTCTTCCCAAAAGCTAAAAAATTTGTTTATTTGCTCAGCTACGGCCGGGGTCAAAATTGCGTGGTCAACTTCAAGGACAACTTCATAGCACCCACTGAGGTCGAAAATTTTGTATTTCTTCAGATCTGACATAATTGGTTTCTCTTTAAAGAACGATGAAATCGTCCCAGTTAATAAAGGCGTTGTGTTTAGCTCCGCATTCCGAACAAATCACCAGGACATCCAAAACTTCGTCATCATGAGCCGATTGCTCCGACAGGATTTGTTCGCAACTTAAATCGGCTTCGCATTTTTTACAGTTCATGCCATGCATTTCCTCAGTTAATGATTTCGTCAAACTCAGCCAGTTCTTCTGTTTCGTCAGACTGCTCAACCCCAATCAACTCGCCACTGTTTTTCAGTTCTTCAAGCCGTGCGCGGTAGCCTTCAATATCCTTTTCGGAATAACTGCCGTCTTCCAACAGTTCCAGTGCAACTTCTAAACGCTGCTCTAAGGCAAACGTGCGGCCGATACTGTTTTCCTCCCAAGCGATTGCATGACAATCCACTTCAATTCCCTGGACATTGATTTTTGGACCAAGCTTTAAATCAACGCCTTCAGGAATGGATATCGTGATCGTGGTGTAGTTTTCGCTCATGCCATCACCTCTTCGTAAATATCCATCGCCTTTAACGCAACGGGTTGCTTATCAGATTTTGCCTGGTGGCGCAGGTAGGTCAGGCACAGTTCGTACACATCACAGTCACCAGCGCACTCAGCTGCTTTCGCTTTAAAGTCGTCTGCTGTCATAACCGCACCGCCGCCATATCCAGTGGAATGTGCATGTAGTTGTCGGTGTCACCGACACGCTCATAGACGCGGATGTAAGAGGTGCTGCCGATAACCTGCAGTGAATCACTGATCGCATCCATCGCCTTTATCCAACGTGGGTCTTTGATGTCGAGCCGGCGCAGGTTTAACACCCGGCCGATAGAAATTTTGCCTTGCTTGTCGACCGCAAATGCATTGTCGATGATGGCTTTAATCTCCGGCCGTGCACCAACGCTCCATTCAGCGACACATTCGTCTATCAGCTCTTTGGCAGCCTGGATTCGCTCGTCAAAGTTGATGTTGTCTGCATTGACTCGCACAACTTTGAATTGGCCATCAAAGGTGGCAAGGCTGACATTGCCTTTTTTTCCGCCAAGCTTGGTGTTGTATTCTTGCAATGACAGGTCAACAAATGCCTCGATGTCGCCAAAGGTGTTGGCTTTAAATTTCGTCATCAGCTCGTTTAACTGTTTTGCGTTTTCAACAATTTCGCGCACCAGCTGGTCGCGCTGTTTGTCGATTGGTTTGATCAGGTCAACTGGTACCAGCGAGCCGCGGGCATCCTTCCAATAACCTTCAGGAATATTGTTTTTCATGGTTTTCTCCCAAGTTAGAAATATTCGATAAATTGATGTCCATGCTGGCTTCGCCATGATTCTGTGGCTCTTCACCACCCAGCACCCAAAGCAGAGCCTCAGCAATACCATCCTCATAAGTTTTGCCAGGCTGATTGGTGCCGTACTGCTCGCGAATACTCATTGCCACCGCAATCTCAATCTGGATGCGTTCAGTCGTCGGAAACATGCTCATGCTGCCCCCTTGACGTTTGAGAACTCAGCGGCCCAGGTCACCATACAATCGTGAAAGCGGGCTGCATAAATGCGTTCTGGATTGCTTGAGCGGCAACGCACGCTGATCGGTTGTGCGTCTTGCAGCTTTTTATTAATCAGCGACTGAACTGGCGGCTGAATGGTGATGATTGGATGCAGGTTGCCCATGGCTACACTCAGCACCTTAAAGCCGTATTCACCCAACTTCTGCACTGCCACCTGGGCGGCGCTTAACTCTTGAATAATCTGTTTATGTGTTTTCACTTCACACCCCCATAATCAGTTCTGGTGTTACCAGTGGCGCGCCAATCACAGCTGCATGGTTCATTGCAGCGGTCAGCACGTTGTGAATAGCCAGCGGATACAGCACGCTGAAGTTCTGGCCCGTCAGTTTGTGCTGCAGTGCTTCAATCGCTTTGCTGTTCATGACTTCCTGCAGCGGTTTACCAACCAGGCGGAAACGGTGGCTCAGGTAGCCTTCCAGTTCGTTGTCCAATGGCAACAGATTGACCACCTCGCAGCGCTGAACCACTTCACGTACTGCAGGGTTACGTTCGTCCAGCTTCTGGCCCAATTCGCTCTGGCCAACCAGCACGATGCCTAGCAGCTTGCTGAAGCCATCTTCCAGTTCAAAAAACCGTTTCAGGTGTTTCAGTGTCGGGACAGGCAGGCCATGCGCTTCTTCGATAATTAAGATGTGGCGGTTACCAGCGCGGAAGGATTCCTTCAGCGTATTGTGCACCTGGCGAAACCGCGCCTCCGGGCTGCGTTTGGGTGTAACACCCGGTGCCACCGTGGCCATTATGGCTTCGGCAATATGGCCGGCTTTCAAGGTTTTACCTTGGGTGTCGTTGTCTTCCATTCCCAGCACGTAAGGTTCAATCACCAGTACCGGCTGGCTCTCGTTTTTAATCCATTCAATCAGGTCGCGGCGCAGTGTGCTTTTGCCTGAGCCTGATTCCCCGACCACTGCCATAAATCCTCCATGGCGTGCCGTCATCCGCATGGCTTCACGCACATAACGGATCTCCTGGGTTAAAAACACTTCATCGCTGCTGCGCACTTCGTCAAACGGGTTGCGTGGCAATTTGAAGACTTTTTTAGCAGCTGGCGTTAATTGGTGTTTGCGTAGTAACATTAGTTGGTCCTCCAAGGACGTTTGCGTTGACTGGCCGGGGCTGTTCGCAGCAGCTCCGGTCTCTTCCTCAAATGCCTGGTCAATGTCGTTCCGGGCAATTCCCAGGCTGACCAGCCATGTTGTAATGCTTGTTTTAATTTCTTCCTGAACCATGCTGCGTGGAAACTGATGGTGGTTAATCAGTTGCGCCACGGCGGCCGGGCTTAAATCCAAGTGTCTGGCCAGCTCGGCTTGGCTGGCTTTGTTGTCCAGCAAAATTCGTTTCAGCTTCAGCATTATTCGTTCCCCACAACCCGCAGCTTGGCCACAGGTTTAGTCAGTTGTTGGGCGATAGCATCCAGCTGATCTTCGGTGGTTCCTTCCGGATAACGTTGTTGCAGCCAGGCAAAATGCTCAGGCGTCCAGCTGGACCCCATCACCTTGTGCAGGCGCATTGCCAGCTCAACCGTGCTGAGCTGCAGGTGTTCCACTTGTGGCGCCTGCAGGTTGTGCGCGGTACCGCGGCGCGGCATAAATGTTGGCAGTTCGGCATCTTCCAGCGCTTTATAAGGGTTGAACTTGCCACCCAATGGCAACTGTTTGGCCTTGCGGGCCGCTTCGGCTTCAGTCGCTGTGCTGGTGCCGGTCATTAGCCGCTCAATCTCAGCTTTGGTTTGCTGCGCTGGCGTGGCTGCATGTTGGCTGAACCCTTCGCCAAAAACCTGCGCCCCCACAGAGAACCCAAACTCGCCTTTAATGACTTGCGGGATCACGTGATACACCTCGCGTCCGTCAATATCCTGGCTAACCAGTTGCGCCGCTTCCGAGCGCCAAGGATTGCGCGTGATCAACACTTGCTGGCCAACCAACAAACCCGGAACTTGGCTGACGTCATATTCCACTCCACCAAAATTGACGCGCAGCTTTGGTGTGACTTTGCGCTCTACCGGTGCCGACACGGCCAGCTCGCGGCAAACCTCCAGCGGCGGCGCTTTAATGAGCTGCGCTTCATTAATCTTCAACCACACAGTCGTCCGGCTTTCTTTGGTGCGGCTATGTTCGGCCTTGGCGTTAAACACGCCACGCCATTGAGCGGCCAACGCATTTAGTGCTGCCAAATCTGCGACTGGCCGAAAGCGCAGGCCGCTTTCAAACTTCCGTTCAATAATGTTCCGGGCGTTCTCTACCTGACCTGTCGCTTGCGCGTTACCGGCTTCGTGGGCGATGGCCTTTATGCCCAGGGCGCGACACAGGTTTTTAGTCATGTAACTGGTGTTGGCGCTGCCGGGGTCCATATACAAAATCTTCGGCACACCGTGCATTAGGTCGGCACCGCCGCGTTCCTGCATGGCATTGATCAGCACGCTGCACAGGTTTTCACCGCTTTCAGCGCCCATCACGTATTCCACGTAAATCCAGCCGCTGGCATGGTCAGTAATTTCATACGACCAGACCCGGTCAGCCATCACGCGTGCGACGTTGGCTGGCTTGTTTTTGTAAAACTCTTTTTGGTCCATCACATGCAGGCCGTTCGGCCCTTTGCCAGGTTTGAGGTAATACAACACGCACAAGCTGGCATCGATTTGCCACACATGGTTCGGATGCAAACTGGCCATTTCCACATGCGGATCCGGCTGCATTAACTGGCCTGGGTGTACGCCGTAAAAGCGCATGGCACGGGCAATGGCGTCATCACTGAGCAGTGTCACTTCACCGGTATTTGTATCGATGCGCTCAGCCCGAATCAGCCCGTTCTGGCGTAAGTGCGCCACCACATCGGTCAGGCTGTACAAAAGCTTGCCGTGCCGACGATCCGTTTCCATGATCACCCCTGAAATCACCAGTGCTTCTTCGCGGGTCAGGCTGTGCTGGCCGGCATCCGCCCGGCGTTTGCGAGGCTCAGCCTTCACTGTTAACTTGTCCAAATGGCGGTAAATGGTCTGTGTTGACAAATTCAGCTCCATCGCCGCTGCTTGCACCAAGGGCTGTTTTTGGCCGTGGCCAGCCAGGCGAACTGCTCTGGCCAGCGCGGCAATGCGCTCCACGACAACCGGGCTCATGGTTACTGCTCCCGCTGGGCTTTTTGTAAGGCCACCAATGCTTCAGCCTCAGCCAAGGCTTCTGGCGACATCCAGTCGGGTTCTGTGCCGGTATAAATGTCATCCAGCGCGTGTTGCTCTTTAAACAGCGCCAACTGCCGCTCAATGTAAGTCACCATGTTGGCCAAATATGAGCGCTGGTCCGTCACTGTTTTTTCACCATGCTCAACCAACGCCAGCGCCGCGGCTTGCAGTTTGGTTTTAATCAGGCTGTCCAGTTCCACAACAGTCGCTGATGCTTCGGTGCGCAGTTGCAACTCGGCTTCATCTGGTGTTTGCATCTCAATGCGTCGCCGGGCCTTTTCCAAATCCAGTTTGGTGCGGTCTAGTTCGGTACGGGTTTTACTCAGTAGCTCGCCTTGGGCGTCGTAATCCGCAATAGCTTCATCGCGTTCAGCTTTGAGCTGTTCTTTTTCCTTGCTGTGCTTGCTGATAATTTCTTCGGCCAGTTCGACAAAGCCTTCTTTGTCACCGGCTTTGGCGACTTCAATCAGGGCTTGTTTCTGGTCTTCCGGCAGTTTGCGGTACTGGCGCATTTCGCGATAACCAATGCCCATAGCGGTCAAATTGTTCAGTGCCGCTTCGCCGAAACTTTCCAAGTTGACCAAGTCTTCGTTGACTTTGCTGTACGACATCCCCAGCGCCTGGCAGAATCCTTCAAAAGTTCCGACGTCGGAGATTTCTGTACCGTCCGGCGCATACCCCTTTTTGCCCTTCAAAGCCCGATACAGCTTGGTTTCTTTGATATATTTGAGTTTTGTTAAACTTACGACGTCGGAGAATTTTGCTAAGGCGTTAGCCATTTGCACTTGGCCTAAAATTTGGTTCGCCAGGTCTCGCTCTTCGTTCTGCTGTGCCAGCAGTGCCGCTGTGTTTTGCAGGCTTAGTACTTTTCCTGTATCCAGTTCCATGTCCAGTTGTTCTTCTTGAGTTCCTACTTGCTGCACCATCGTTTTTTCCTCTTACTTACAGGCTGCCAGCGTTGACGCGCTGAGTCAGTTCATGAATTCGATTACTGGCACGGTTCATTTCATTGGCATGGGCCTGTGCTATCTGCAGCATGCCAACGCCGAGCGCAAACCGACCGGTGTCCAGCTTGGTAGCAATGCCAGCTTCAATCAGGGTATTAAGGCAGCGATTGATCGTTGGTGGCTTTTCATTCAGCGCCTTGGCCAGCTCCCCATTGCTCAGGCCCGCCAGGCTGTGGCCCTTCAGGGCTTTCATCACGTTCAGTACCGTCAGGGCGCTGCTGATGATCCGGGTTTGATCACTCATGCTGCAGCCCCTCTTGAACGTTGCTCTGCCATTTCTGCTTTGCTGCGGCGTAACCGCACCTGATCAGGCCAGATCGCCTTCACTGGTTTGCCAATAATTTCGCTGATGCGCTTTTGAATGCGATCACTGCGGATATAGCCGGTAATGGCCTGATGGATGGATGACGACGCTACACCCAGCTCGTCGGCTAAAACGGCTTGGGTAAAGCCTTTGATGCGCAATGCGGCTTTGATTTCTTCCGGGTGCATGTTCTGCTATCCTCCGATAATGATTGCGTTATTTAATACTTATTGCGGTTGGCGCTGCTTTAGGTGATAAGATAGTACTCAATTGAGTACCTTGTCAAATGGAATTTTACAAATGAGTACCTTTGGTGATCGATTAAAAGAAGAAAGGGAACGTTTGGGGTTTAACCAGACCGATTTCGGAGCGTTGGGCGGAGTTAAAAAACAAGCTCAATTGAACTATGAAAAAGGCGAGAGGAATCCTGATTCGGCATACATCTCCGCAATTGCCAACCATGGCGTAGATATTCTTTATCTTGTCACGGGAACTCGAACAAAAGTCCATCTGGCTTTGGCTGCTGTTAAAACAGCAACAGAGGCTGGTATGGCGGTCGAGGCTATCACCGGCAATCGTGAAGATGCTTTAGCCGTTCAGGAATCGATCGTCTCGCAAAGCATCTTAAAACCCGATGAAGCAGCGCTGCTGGACAACTACCGCAATAGCCTGCCTGAAGGGAAAAGGGCTATCAGCACAACGAGCGCTGCGTTCGCGCAACAGGCAACCACTCAAAAAGTAAGTGGCGACGAGTAAAAGGAATCAAAAATGTCAGAACCAATCGAAAAAAAACAAATAGATTTGCCAGGCGAAGGTTCAAGTGAATTTTTAAAAATGGTCGCATGGATTTATCTGGTGGTCAGTATTCTTGGCGGATTGAATTTTATTGTATCGGGGTCTGCTGATCGCGGAGATTATGGTTCTGAGCCAAACCAAGTAATGATTAATTGGGGTATCGGTATTATCTTCTCAGGCCTGATTTTTATGGCATTTTGCCAAGTGCTTGCTGCGATCAATTCGAACATCAGGACTATTGCCCAAAACACCTTAAGAACTTCGACAACAAGTGAGAAGGAATGATGGAATTCCCTACACTAAGTGGTGCCATTGAAACGATTAAAACTGTTGCCAAGGGCGTAAAGGAATTAGCTGATCTGCAAGAAAACATTCAAACCAGGCAGCAAGCAATGGAGCTATTTAACAGTATTATTTCGGTGCAACACGATGTGATATTGCTCCAGTCTGCGTTGGCGTCGGTCCAAAGCACTCTGAATACGCTCGCAGCAGAAAACAAACAACTTATCGCCTGGGGCGAAGAAAAGAAGCGCTACGAACTTTGTGAGCTTTCGTCTGGCATTTTTGTCTATCGTAACGCCCAAGCTCATCAGCGGCCGGGCGAACCAGTCCATTACCTTTGTGCAAATTGCTATAAGGATAACGTCAAGTCGATCTTGCAATCGAATGGTTACATTGGTGTCGAACGGGTCTTTTGTTGTCATGCGTGCAGCTCCAGTGTGAAGTTTCGTCACCCTGATGATCATGATAAGTTCTCGGTCATGACGACAGGTCAGCGAAGGGACTTCAGTGCTTTTTAATAATGCGCTCTTACCCTCGCGCGGGGGCAGGTCTGCATGCGAACTTCCGTTGTCTCCAGCGGCAGCCTGAACCGCATCTTAGTAGCTTAAAGCGGCGAGATATTTTGCCCCCGTTCAAATTACTAAAAGCCAAATAAAAGGCATCTTCGGTAGTGATCTTTCCATCACCTCTGAGGATGCAAAATGCAACTGTTACCCCGCTGTTTTACCTGGATGCTGATCAGCATCTTGCTTCTGGTTTTCGTCAGCTTTATCAGCCCGAAAGAACTGCCTGTTATCTTGTACAAATTGTCTATGGTAACCACGGGTTCAGTGGTTGGTTACTGGATTGACCGCGCTCTATTCCCCTATGACCGTCCCCATTCCTATTTGGAATCAGGCGAGGATTTAATCCCCCGCGGCCTTGCAATGCTCAGGCGCGCCCTGGTTGTTATTGCCTGTGTGCTGGGCCTGACTCTGGGGCTGTAACTATGGGCAAATTCAAAACACGTGGTTTTGCCATGCCGGTGTTGGGGCTGTTGGTTGCGTTGGCTTGCTGCTGGCCATCGGCATTCGCTTCGGAAGTTCCCCGCGAAGCCAAAGTGCACCAACGCCTGCTGGTCCGCACAGCCAATTACAGTTGGGGGCTGGATGCCCCGGTTGCGTTATTTGCTGCTCAAGTGCATCAGGAATCCCGCTGGCGCTTTGATGCCCGGTCACCAGCCGGCGCTGAAGGCCTGGCGCAGTTCATGCCCCGCACAGCCTTGTGGATGACAGAGGTGAATCGTGACCTGACACCAGCGCAGCCGTTTAATCCTGCTTGGGCGCTGCGGGCCATGGTTTTGTTTGACGCCTGGTTATATAAACGGGTCGATGCATCCAGCCCTTGCGAACGCTGGGCCTTTACATTGTCCGCATACAACGGTGGTTTAGCCTGGGTAAAGCGTGACCAGCAGGTTGCCGCTGCGGCCGGAGCTGACCCCGCGATTTGGTTTGAACAAGTCGAACAGTTTAATGCTGGCCGCTCAAAAGCCGCATTCAGTGAGAACCGGCATTATCCGCGGGTCATCATTAAGCGCTGGCAATCACTGTATGCAAGCCAAGGTTGGGGTTTGGGGGTGTGTTATGCCTTCTAACCAACCCAAGTGGGTACTCGGCGCAGCCGCAGGTTTTGTAGTCCTGGCAATACTGCTGGCTTTCCTACGCGAATATAACCAGCAACTGGACACTGCCAAATCCGACGGCATCACCGTAGCCAAAGCCCAATGTGTCGCCGACACCAATTCCGCCTTGTTACTTACCACCCAGCAGTCACTGGCCACCGTGCAGAAGCAGCTCAAAGATGCCGACGACGCAGTAGCCACTTTACGCCAGCAAAAAGCAGCAACCGATAAGCAGCTAAAACAGCTGCAGGGAGAAATTAAATATGTCACCAGCACTTGGATCCCGCCTGGCAAAGCGGTGCCTGAGCCGTTACCTCATTGCGTGTATACCAATGGTTTTGTCCGCGTGTACAACCAGGCCATTACCCTTAGTTCCCCCAATTTGCCCGCCATTGCATATCCCAGTGGAGTTGCGGGAACGGCCGAAACCACCCCCGCTATTGATCCCAGCCTGCAGCCCAGCAATGTCCGACAATCCGACATCCTGCAGCACGTCACTCAATACGGCGCCCGCTGCAATGACATCGAAAGCCAGCTGAATCAGTTGCTGGACTATTTGGAAAAACAACAACCAACACAGGGAACAAATGGATGACGGTACAAGTTGATTTTTGGCAGCTGGTGCTGCTCCTGGTGGCGTTTTTGGGCGCCTGTGCAGCAACGTTTCGGTATGTCATGGGGCTGCTGCAAAAGCATTTCGACGCCACGCTCAAAGGAATTGATAACCGGCTGATGAGCATCGAAGCCACTAACAAAGAGGAAGTAGCCCAGTGGCAGCGGGTGGAACGTGATCTGATGGACCTGAAGTCTCAGCTCCCGATTAACTATGTCCGCCGAGAGGACTACATCCGTGGACAGTCAGTGATTGAAGCCAAGCTTGATGGCCTTGCTATGAAAATTGAGAACCAACAGTTGCGTGCGCTCAACACTATTCACAAGTAAACCCAGACATCGGAGGTAAGAATGTCTCACATTGACACTGCAAAGATCCGTCGCGAAAGCCTACGCTGGCTCATCCTGCTGACATTAAACAACGCCCGGCCTGTAGGTGCGTACGAAGGACCGATCTTGTCCGTCGCACAGTCTGAATATCCGGATGCAACACCATTGGAGATCCGCTTACAACTGGACTACCTCGATGACCGCAAACTCGTTGCGGTGAGAAAGGAGCCGTCTGGGAAATGGTTCGCAGAGCTGACCCGCTATGGTACAGATATTGCGGAATACACTGTCGATTGCGCGCCAGGCATTGCCCGGCCAGTTAAGTACTGGAGCTGAAATGGGCCGCAAATCTTCGTTGGACCGTCTGCCAGACGTCATTAAATCGTACATTCAGGGTCAGCTTGCCAAAGGCACGATGACTCTGGATGAACTGATCTCAGACTTGCAAAAGAGCTTTCCTGACGAAGCTGCGTCTGGCGACTTGCCAAGCCGCAGTGCTGTTGGGCGTTATGGTCAAAAGCTAGAACGGCGCCTGGCTGCCATCCGCGCCAGTACCGAAGCAGCCAAAATCATTCGTGATCAGGCCGGTGACAAAGAAGATGCACGCTCTGAAGCCTTGACCGCAATGATCCAGTCAGAGCTGTTTGAATCAATAATGGCGCTGCAAGAGGCTGGGAACGAAGAAATGTCGCCAGCTGAGCGTGTTGGATTACTTGCTGATGCGGCCAAAAATATCGCAACCTTAACCCGCAGTTCGGTCACGTTGAAAAAGTACCAGGCTGAAGCGGAAGAACGCGGGCGCAAGCAATTGCTCGAAGAGCAAAAAGCCCGCCTGGCAGCGATGGAAACAAAGGGTGGCGTGACCGAAGAAACCCGCAATGCTATCCGCGAAGCGCTGGGGATCCGCTCATGAGCAGATTCAAAGGCAATGCCCGCTGCATCCCTGCAGACCCGGAAGGTATTTTTCTGCCGTACCAGTCTAAATGGATCATGGATAACAGCCGTCTGAAGGGAATGGAAAAAGCCCGCCAAATCGGCCTGTCGTGGTCGACCGCTTATGCCGCAGATGAACGCACTGCAGCGCAAGGCGCGCGGCATGACCAATGGGTCAGCAGCCGGGACGATTTGCAGGCCAAGCTTTTTATTGAAGACTGCAAGATGTGGGCGGGCATTATGAATATGGCCGCCAGGGATTTGGGCGAAATCGTTATTGACGCCAAAAACAAAATCTCTGCCTATGTGCTGGAGTTTGCCAGTGGCCGGCGTATCCATTCCATGAGTTCTAACCCGGATGCGCAAGCTGGTAAGCGTGGCGGCCGGATACTCGATGAATTTGCCCTCAACAAAGACAACCGGCAGTTATGGGCCATTGCTTATCCGGGGATCACCTGGGGCGGTAGCCTCGAATTAATATCAACCCACCGGGGCAGTCATAATTTTTTTAATCAGCTTATCCGTGAGGTACGCGAACACGGCAACCCCAAAGGCATCAGCCTGCATCGTGTCACCTTGCAAGATGCGCTGGATCAGGGCTTTTTGTTCAAGCTGCAGCAGATGTTGCCAGCTGACGATGAACGCCAGGACATGGATGAAGCCCGCTATTTTGATTACGTTCGGGCTGGCTGCGCTGACGAGGAAAGTTTTCAGCAAGAGTTTATGTGCAATCCGGCGGATGATGACGTCGCGTTCCTGGAATACGACCTCATCGCCTCTGCTGAATATCCATCCACAGCGAACTGGACTGCGCTAGAAGGTGGCCGGCTGTACGCCGGTATCGACATCGGCCGCAAAAAAGACTTAACCGTGCTGTGGGTTGTCGAGCTGCTGGGGGATGTGCTGTACACCCGCCACATTGAGCGGATGCAGAATATGCGTAAGTCAGAGCAGGAGGCCATCATGTGGCCCTGGCTGCAGCGCTGCGACCGCATCTGCATTGATGCCACAGGCTTAGGGATTGGCTGGGCCGATGATGCCCAAGACTACTTTGGCAAAGACCGGGTTGAGGCTGTGACCTTCACACCAAAAGTGAAGGAAGCGCTGGCTTACCCAATACGCGGCAAAATGGAAGACCGCTTGCTGCGTATTCCTCATGACCCCAAGATCCGCGCTGACCTTCGCCAGGTGACCAAGCAAGTAACCGCAGCCGGCAATATCCGCTTTGCGGCAGAGCGCACAGTCGATGGCCACGCCGACCATTTTTGGGCATTGGGTCTTGCTGTGCATGCGGCATCCTCACCAGCTTCGCCACTCGACTTTCAATCTACTGGCCGCCGCCCATCCCTCAGCGCCCTGGGTGAGAACAACAGTGTAATTATCACCGACACCGGCTTTGGAACTATCGCCGGCCGCAACGACTTCAGAGGTTTCTAATGGCAGACACGACCAATAAAACAGCCCCGCTCATGCAAGAAGTGGCGACTACCGCCGATGGTCGCGACATCACCATTGGCTATGTCGACCCTTTGGCTGTGCAGCCTGTCCGTGATCCGGTGCTGAAAATTCGGGGTGGCGGTGACTACAGGGTGTATTCCGAAGTCCTGCGCGATGATCAGGTTGCTGCCTGTTTTGGTCAGCGCCGCTTAGCGGTTATTGGCAAAAACTGGCAGGTAGACGCCGGCGGTACCAGTCGCCGGGATAAAAAGGCGGCTGAGTTTATCCGTGATCAGTTAAACAATGTTGGCTGGGACCGCGTCACAGACCGGATGTTATATGGCGTCTACTATGGCTTTGCTGTCAGTGAAGCCATGTATGTCCGCGATGGCGCTTATATTGCGCTCGACAATATTAAAGTCCGGGACCGTCGCCGCTTTGGCTTTGATGGCCTTGGCCGGCTTCGGATGAAAACCCCACAACAGCCACTGGGCGAACTGATGCCCGACCAAAAATTTTGGGCCTTTGCAACCGGTTCGGATCACGACGATGACCCATACGGAACCGGCCTTGGTCACTGGTTGTACTGGCCGGCTTTCTTCAAGCGCAATGGCCTGAAGTACTGGCTGCTGTTTCTGGAAAAATTCGGCCAACCCACCGCGAAGGGAACCTATGGCCCTAATGCCACAGCGGACGAACGCAATAAGTTGCTGCAGGCTCTGTCTGCGATCGCAACGGACAGCGGCATTTCTATCCCGCAGGGGATGGAAATTGAACTGATTGAAGCGGCGCGCTCTGGTACCGCCGATTATGTGGCGCTGTATGACCGGATGGATGCAGCCATTGCCAAAGTAATACTGGGCCAGACTGCCAGTACACAAGGCACACCGGGCCGGCTTGGCAATGATGACCTGCAGGGCGACGTCCGGCTGGACCTGATAAAGGCCGACGCGGATCTGGTCTGTGAGTCATTTAACCGCAGCATTGTGAAATGGTTGGTGCAGTGGAATTTCCCAGACGCTGAACTGCCAAGGGTTTACCGCAATATCGAGCCGCCCGAAGATTTGGGCAGTCGTGCTGAGAGGGATACCAAAATCCTTTCACTGGGCTACAAACCAACCCTGCAATATATCCAGCAGACCTATGGCGATGGCTTTGAAGAAAAGCAGCCCGAGCCGGTACCGGCACAGCTAGGCCAACCTTCCAATGAGCCAGCCAGCTTTGCTGCAGCTATCACGACCGGTGGCCAGCCACCCAGCCAAATGCTGGAGCAGGCCCGCAACAATACAGAGCCAGTACTTACAGAATGGATTAACCAGGTAAAGGCGCTGGCTGACAAAGCTGAGTCGTTAGAGCAGCTGCAGGACCAGTTGCTGGAGTTATACCCGGACCTGTCACTCGATGGCTTTGCTGCAGCGATGGCCCAGGCAAACAGTGCTGCGCATTTAGCCGGCCGTAATGAGGTGCGGGAACAACATGGCCAGCAGTAATACCAACGTCAATTACGGCTCGGTCCCGTTCGCCCAGCAAATCGCGTTCTTTCGCCGTAAGCTCAACGTGCCCACAAACCACTGGGCAGACATTTACAGCAAAGAGCATGACTGGGCCTTTATGGTGGCTGGGGCCAATCGGGATGCACTACTTGGGGACTTTCGCAGTGCGATTGAAAAAGTCATCGCCGAAGGTGGCACCCTGGAGCAATTCCGGCGGGACTTTGACAGCATCGTCGCCAGCCATGGTTGGGACTATAAAGGCGGTCGCGAATGGCGCAGTCGTGTCATTTATGAGACGAACTTGTTCAGCAGCTACAACGCCGGCCGCCAGGAGCAGTTAAGCCAGTATACAAAAGACATCCCATACTGGCGGTACCGCCACAGTGATGCGGTCGAGAACCCGCGCCATGAACATTTAGCCTGGGATGGCATGACACTGCCAGCATCAGATCCGTGGTGGAAAACCCACTATCCGCCAAACGGCTGGGGTTGCCAGTGTTATGTCGAAGGTATCACCGAAGATGACCTCAACGACGAAGGCAAGGAACCTGACAAAGCACCACCTCTTAATCTGCAAGAGCAGCTTGTTGGCGTGCGTCACCCGGATGGCCCGCGCACTGTGATGGTACCGGAAGGCATTGACCCCGGCTTTGAGCATGCACCAGGCCGCAGCCGGCTTGAAAGTATGGTGCCGCCGGAACGGCCAGAGCCACCTATCAGCGGCAGCGCCGGTGGGTACGGTTTACCAAACCAGCGCTCGCAAAGCCCATTGCCATTACCGCGCAAGGTATCAGCCCGTCAGATTTTGAAACCCGGCTTGCCGGATGAGCAATACGCCCGAGCTTTTCTGGAACCGTTCGGCGCGACACTTGAGCAGCCAGTGATTTGGCGGGATGTGAACGGCGACGCTCTGGCGATAGGGGCGGACCTGTTTATCACCCGCAAAACCGGCAAACTCAAGGCTGACAAAAATGGTCGTGGCCCATACATGGCACTGTTAGCCAAAGGCTTGATGGAGCCAGACGAAATCTGGGTGCGGATGGAATACCACGAAGCCCAGAAAAAACCGGTGGTCCGGCGGCGCTATCTGGCAAGGTTCTCTGTGCCAGGTGAAGACATTCCGGCGCTGGCAGTCTTTGAATGGAGTCAGGATGGCTGGTCTGGGATCACAACATATAAAAGCGATCAGGACATCGAAGATTTACGGATTGGTGTAAGGATTTATCGTCGGGAAGAATGACCCCCAGCCGGCACCAGGGGAACCATGGTGTTTGGCGGCTCTATTTGCCGGGAGCCTATCCACCATAGCTACCAACAATTATAGGTAATCAGATGACAGGCGTAAAGGTCGACATAACATCAGACGTGGCAGCCCGGCTGGCACAGCTGGAGCAACAGCTGGAGCACCCGGCGCCCCTGTTTGCCCGCATCAACGAATACATGATGCGCTCAACCAGGGCGCGCTTTAAGACTCAAACCGGCCCTGATGGTGCGGCCTGGCAACCATTGTCGGCTCGCTATTTGAAGCGTAAGCACAAAAACAAGGACAAAGTGCTGACCTTGCGCGGCTACCTGCAGGGCACTTTGCGGGGCCAGTTTGATGATACAGGCCTGGCGTTTGGTACCAACATCCAATATGCCAGCATCCATCAGTTCGGGGGCATCATCAAACGGTCAGGCGGAGAGAAAGACCTTTACTTCCGCCAGAATAAAGACGGCACTGTTGGCAACCGGTTTGTCAAAAAGAAAAAGTCTAACTTTGTGCAGACTGTATCGGTGAGCGACTACGAGTTTGATATGCCAGCCCGGCCATTTTTGGGCCTCAGTGTCGATGACCGTCAGTTTATCGCCCGTTTAACTATTCGTTATCTCAATAACACTGCCCAGTCTCAAAACGCGCTATAGCGCGTTTTAAGCCCCTCAGTCGCCACCAGTGGACGGGCTTGGGGCTTTCCCCTGCTCATAAACGTTTATAAACACCTTGTTTTACCCCTGCCGAACATTTTGACCGAGTTCAAAAGACCTTTCCCGCCTGACTCGGCATTCTGAAGTCACTTTCTGATCCCAAATCGAATTCTGTGACTGAGGACACCATGCCAAAACCTGCATCAAGCCCAGAGCCAAAACTGCTTGAGATTTTCCGAACCGGCCAACAAACCGACGTGAGCGGCCGCACCTGGAATTTTACCGAAGCGGACATGCAAGCGGCGGTTGCTGCCTATGACCCAGCCCTGTTTGCGGCACCGCTGGTTGTTGGCCACCCGACACTGAATGACCCGGCATACGGCTGGGTCAACAAACTGGAAATCAAAGACGGCCTGATCACCGCAGAACCCAAAGACGTGGAAGCGCAGTTTGCTGCCCTGGTTAATGAAGGGCGCTTTCCTAAAATGAGTGCGTCCTGGTTTCCGCCCGGCCATTCGGCAAACCCTAAACCAGAAGGTTGGTATCTGCGTCATGTCGGTTTTCTGGGAGCTGCAGCACCAGCGCTGCCAGGCTTAAAGCCAGCCAGTTTTGCATCAGATGATAAAGACGTGGTGACCTTCGACTTTGCTGCCTCACATGCCGACAACGCGCTGTGGTCTATCAGCCGGTTGGCCCGCTCGATGCGGGATTGGATGATTGGCAAATTTAGCCTGGAAGAAGCCGATCAGGTGATCCCGGATTACCTGGTGCGTGATGTCGAAACTGCACACACACAGGCCATGTCCAGTTCTGCAGTGATGCCAGGCTTTGCAGCCCCCGACAGTTCAGCAGATGCTGACAAGGCCGCCGCCCAACAGCAATCTGCAGATTTTGCTGCCCGCGAAAATGATTTGGCTGCCCGTGAAGCATTGCTGCAGGCACGCGAACAGCAAACAGCAACCCGTGAACAACAAGCCCAGGCCGCTGCCCGTCTCACTGACTGCGCCAGCTTTGCCGAACAACTCATTACCACAGGCCAGTTGCTGCCTCGGGAAAAAGACGCCTTTATGTCGTTTATGGCGCATATCCCAGATGACAGCGTGGTGTCTTTTGCCGCCGAAGATGGTTCCACCGCAACACCAAAAACCAATGACTGGTTCCGTGGCTTTATGCAAGCACTGCCGGCCAGAGTGCCATTTGGTGAACGCGGCGCAGCTGAGCCAGAAGCCACAGCATCCTTTGCTGCCCCTGCCGGTTACACCGTAAATCCAGACCGTCTGGAGTTACACAACAAAGTGCTGGCCTATCAGGCCCAGCATAAATGCGATTACAGCACCGCCGTTTCAGCGGTCAGTTCATAAGGAACAGTTATGCAAAATATTCCAATTTTGACCCTGCCACGCAAAGCCACCACAGTTATCACTGCTGAGCGCTTTGTATCGCCAACAGGTGCTGTGGCAACTGCTGCAGGCAATGCATTCGGGGTGGCCCGATCCAATGCCGTTGTGGGTGAAACCTTTCCGGTGGATGTTTTAGGTACGGCCATTGTGGTCGCTGCCGCAGCAATTGCTGACGGCGCCGATATTGAAGTCGGTGCAGCCGGTCAAGCAGTCACTAAGTCGGCCGGTAAAGTCGTTGCCCGTGCTATGCAAGCGGCAGTGGGTGCCGGTAGCCGTATCGAAGTTCTGTTAATTTCAAACTAAGGATCCACCATGTCTCAGATGAACAATGCAGCTGTCCGGGTTATTGACCCGGTCTTATCAACCCACGCCCAAGGCTACAGTCAGCAAAAGTTGGTTGGGCACCTGCTGTTCCCGCGTGTAGGTGTGCCACAACGTGGCGGCCAGGTGATTGAATTCGGCAAAGAGTCTTTCATTTTATACAACAGCCAGCGCGCACCAGGCACGAACACCAAACGGGTTCAATTTGGCTACCTTGGTAAGCCATATGCACTGGCCAGCCACAGCCTGGAAGGTGTGGTTCCGCGTGAGCATGTCGGCGAAGCTGCGGTACCTGGCGTGAAACTCGGCCAGCGCGCCGTGAATAACGTCATGAGTTCAATGCTGTTGTCTGTCGAATATGAGCAGGCCAAGCTGGCCCGCGACCCAGCACTGTATCCGGCTAGCCAAAAGGTGGATTTGACCGCCGCCAAATGGACTAACGCAGCTAACAACCCGACGACGGACATCGAAACAGGTAAAGAAGCGGTCCGCGCCAGCATCGGGATGTATCCAAACCGCGTTGTGTTGTCAGCCAAAGCCTTTGCTGCGGCTAAAAACAACCCGAACATCAAAGAGCATTTTAAATACACCAGTGCTCAATCAGTCACTGCCGAAATGCTGGCTGCACTTTGGGATCTCGAAACCGTGGAAGTGGGTAAAGCCGTGGTAGCAGATGCTCAGGGTGTTTTCAGTGACGTCTGGGGTACTGATGTGGTGATGGCCTATTCGGCCGATGTTAGTGGCGATGTTAACGCTGAGCAGCCGTCATTTGGTTACACCTACACACTCGATGGTAACCCGCTGGTTGAAGAAGCCTATTACGACAACTCAGCCAAGAGCTGGGTCTATCCAGTGACCTACGAACGCGCACCGGTCCTCAGCGGTATCACTGCTGGCTACTTGCTGCAAAACGTCGCGTAACCAGCTGATCAGCGACCCGGTTTCGGCCGGGTCTAGGAGAAAACAATGCCTGAATTTCTAATTGTCAGCCCATTCAAGTGGAACGGCGAAATCAAGCAAAAGGGGCTTATCACCCTGACAGCTGAAGAAGCCGAACCCATGGTTTGTTCCGGCAGCCTGGTACCGGTAGTTGATGGCCTTGAGCTGTCTGATTCTGACCAGCTGTTTACCCTGGACGAGGTAACCGGGGAAATGACGCCAGTTTTAGCCAGTGAGCTGCATACGTTAGTTGTCGACTCAGTGGCTGCAGGTAAATGCGTTTATATCGTCGCTGAAGGCCGAACTGTTGAGCACAACGGCAAGAGCTTTACCGAACGTCAGTTTATGTTGCTGGCCGCTGAAGACGCGGCACCGCTGATTGAGCTTGGTGATGTGATCACTATCGACCAACTGGCGGAAATCATGCGCCAGGCCGAGCTGGCTGAAGAGCAGCAAAAAGCCGACGAAGAAGCCCGCCTGGCTGAAGAAAAGCGCAAAGCCGACGAAGAAGCTCGCCTGGCTGAAGATCAGCGTAAAGCTGACGAAGCAGCCCGCCTGGCACAAGAGCAAAAGGACAATAAGAAAAAAGCCAAAGGGGACGCAGCACAAAGCTGAGTCATTGGCCGGGACGGATCCCTTGCCTGTGAAGTTGCCGGTTGATAGCGGGCGCCAACCTTTCTAACCGGACCGATTTAAGTTTTTCAGGAGTGCAGCATGTACATCACCTTGGACCAACTAGCCGTGAACCCCGGCGCCAAAGAGCTGGCAGAAGTCGCCACGCCTGAGCATTTGCCCATTGTCGATGCTGCACTGATGTACGCCAGGCTGACAGGCGCCAGTCGCGCCACCTGGCAACCGGCAGAACTGGACGCTTGTGAGCAGGCCGTCAGCCGGATTAATGCGGCCATCACCGATGCCGCAGGATTGATTGATGGGTTCCTGTCGGTGCGGGGCTATCTGCCGCTGCAGCAGGTGCCGGACATTCTGGTGGTTTGGTGCCGTGCCATCGTGCGTTACAAGCTGCATATCAACCGGCTGAACTCGGATGACAAAGACCCGGTGACCCGCGATTACAACGACGCACTGAAGCTACTGCGCTTAACCGCTGACGGTAAGTTTTCCCTGGGCGCAGCTGATCCGGTATCAACCAGCAGCAATGCCCCAGAGTGGACTGCTGGGCAATCAACCTTTCGCGATGCACTGCGGGATTACTGATGACCGGGAATATGCCTTTAAACACGGAATTGCTGATCAGCCGGCTTCAAAACGCAGTGCCCGCGCTTCGGGTTGTCAGTGACGCTATCGGGTTCGATGCAATTAAAGAGCTGCGGCTTATTAACGAATCCAGCGCCTTTGTGGTGCTGGACAGTGAAAAAAACAGTGCAGACGTGTCTCGCCATACAAACCAGACCTTTGCACGCTTTGGGATTGTTGTTGCCACCCGCTGCGCCAGGTCTTCGGATTTGATGCGCGAATCACGTGCACTCATCGGCCAAACCCGTGCCGCTCTGGTGGGGTGGCGGCCAGAGAACAGAGAGTTTCAAGGCTGCGTTTGGTTAGGTGGCGAAGTACTCGACTACGACCAGAACGTCCTGCTTTGGGTGGACATGTATCAGACAAACTATTTTACCAACGGAGTTTATCCATGACAGAGAAAACAAATCAGGCACCAGGCAAAGAGCCGGCAATGGCTGAACAGGCCAAGCCTGCAGCGAAGCCTGAAGCGGAAGTTGTAGTCACTACTGACAACAGCAAAAACGGTTACCTGGCAGCGCAACGCGCCGCCCGCAGAAATGAGGTGAAACAATAATGGGTGAACGCATTTTAGAGCAGGATACCTGCGTACTTGCGGCCGTCGAAACCGTTTACGGTACCGACAAAGCGCCAACTGCAGCCGCAAATGCGATGCGGGTTAAAGCGGACATGACGCTGCTTGATGGTGATCAGGAAGCGATTGAATTCGATGCTGGCCGTGGCGGCAGTAAAGGCTCCATCCAGCGCAACAAGAAAATCTCCGGGACGTTAACCGGCTATGTGGCGGGTGTGTCTGCTGCAGGCACCGCGCCGGCCATTGCCCCGTTGCTGCAAGCTGCGGGCTTGAAACCAACTGTGACCGCGGCAACAAAAGTCACTTACAAGCCGGTTTCAACTAACCATGACAGCGTCACACTGCATGTGTTTCGCGGCAAAGTGAAGCATCCCTGTGTGGGCGCACGCTGCAACCTGGAAGTGAGCCTGGGTACCGACGCATTACCAAAATTCACGTTCAACAGCTTGATGGGTTTGTATGTCAACCCGGCACAGGTTGCTGATTTCCAAAACTGTGACTTTACCCAGTTCAAAAACCCGCTGGTCACTGATCCCGTCAGTATCACCAAAATGCAGCTGTTCGGTCAGGAAGTGAACATGGCTCAGCTGACGTTCCGTTTGGGCAACACAGTGACCTACCGATCTGTGACCAACGACGAAAGCGTGCAAATCACCGGCCGACGGCCGCAAGTAGAAATCGTTTTTGAAGAGCCGTTACTGAACGACTTCAACTGGTGGAACAAAATCAGCACCTTTGGCGCGATGGCTTACCAGCTGGGTGAAGACGTCACCGACATTGGCCGTATTTTTGAATTGCTGGTGCCGAACCTGCAGCTCAACAGTATCGCGCCAACCATCATTGACGGGATCAGTCACCTGCGCTGTGTACTTGATGTGGTACCGACCGCACGGGACAACGATTTTGAAATGATTTTCCGTTAACCGAATAAACCCCAAGCCGAAGCCAAGGATGAAAGTAAGGCAAGGATGCCTCCCTTTTAATTCAGGAGTTAGACCGATGTTTCAAATTAATGCCTTAGCCAAAAACGTTTTCAAAGCCGCGGTATGTGCCGTGATCCCGACAGACAAAATCGATGAAAACGGCGAGACCGTGAAAGCTGAAGCGCATTTTATTGCCACCTTTCAGTCCGTCTCGGAAGAAGAATCCGAAGCCCTGGTGGGTCAGCTGAATGGCGTTAACGAATCGGATTTAGCCCGTGTCAGCAAGTTACTGAAAGAACAAACCCGCGCTGTGTTCATTGGCTTTGAGAAACACCCGAAACACCCGTTCCCATTCAAAAATGGCGACGTGGACGTACAGTCATCACCAGAAGCCGTTGCTCTGTTGCTGAATAGCAAAGAAGTGGTTGAAGCGGTTCGTAAAGCCTACAACGAAGCCCGGACCGGCGGGGTTGCCGACAAAAATTTGAAGAAATAGCCCATTGGTGGGTTTCGGGAGGCAGCGCCAGCCCCAAACGCCTGGCGGAATCGCTGGAAGCAGCCGGCGCCCCTCCTGAAGTTGTGCAGCTCTACGCAGCACAAAAAGCCCAGGCACCGGAAGTTCAACCCTGCAATCAGTACATCGTGGAGTTGTTTTTCCGGGTGCAAACCCAGTGGGTGTATGCCGGCATGGCAGGTTGCAGAGTCGGCCTGAACTATCCGGCCATTGAAGTCAGAGCCAATCAGATGCCTGGTTATCAGGGCTTAGCGGTCGAACTAAAAGACCGGATCTGGAACGGCCTGCAGGTTATCGAAAAGACAGTACTGAATTACCAGGCAGAGCAAAACAGGAGTTAACGCCATTTATGAATAACAACGATATGAACATTGCCATCCGCTTTGCCGTTGCCGGTGGTCAAGTCGTTGTCAAAGACATCAATGGCATTACTCAAAGTACAACAACGGCTACCAAGTCGTTAAAGCAGCTCGATACCGCTGGCAACGAATCAGCCAAAGGCATGAACAAAGCTGCCAATAGCAGCAAACAGCTCAGCACCGCTTTGCAGGAAAACGAAAGTTCTGCTGTAAGCCTTGCTGGCTCTCTACGCTCGATGATAGGGGTAACAGCTGCTCTTTATGCTGCGTTTGAAACATTCAATGCTGTGAAAGGCTTTGCCACTGTCGCGTCAGAATTCGATGGCCTGCAGCAACGTATTAAAACGGCAACCCGCGAAACCCGTGACTACAACCAGGTGTCGGCTGAAATGTTCGACATCTCACAGAAAAACGGGGTAGCACTCAGCGCATCTGTTGACTTGTTCCAGCGCATGGCAACCAGCCGTAAAGACCTCAAAGCCACCAATGCCGAAATGCTGGGCCTCACCGATGCGGTGCAAATGCTGGGGGTTATCGGTGGATCGTCCATGCAGGCCATGGATAACGGTTTGATGCAGCTCAGCCAGGGCTTATCTGGCGGCATAATCCGGGCTGAAGAGTGGAACTCTATCCTTGAGAATATCCCCGAGCTTGCGTCACGCATTGGTCGCGGTATGGACGATATTGGCAAATCAACCAAAGAGCTGGGTTTTGGCGAAATGCGGGCCTTGGTACTGGAAGGCAAGCTGCTATCGGAAGATGTACTGAAGTCGATTTTAGTACAACTGCCTGAGATCCGAGCACAGTTCGGCGAGCTTCCAGTCAATATGGCACGAGCTAATGTCATGGTCGAAAACAGTTTTGCTGCAACTGTGGCACACCTCGACAAAACTCTTGAGCTATCCAAAGCATGGGCTGAATCCTTAGTAAGCGTGTCTCAGATCCTTGATAGTTTTAGAACTGGAAGTATTGAGGAACTAAGTCCAGCTCTTCAGGCTTCGATAAAGACAGCCCAACTGCTGGCTTATGCGATCGGAGTTATTGGTGTCGCGGCCTTTGCTGGATTTGCAAAGAAACAAGCGATAGTGCTGATTGAAATGCTGCTGGTCAACACCGCGGCCGTGCGGCAGGTCTCAGCACTTGGCCTTGTAACAACTACTGCGGGCACTGCCACAGTGGCATCTAACGCTCTGGCGATCGCACAACGAGCTTTATTAGGCCCAATCGGTTTAGTCATTGGCGTTGCAGGGGTCTTAACAGGCGCATGGTTTGCGTATGAAGAGGCCGCAGAAAAAGCCAAAGTGAAGAGTGATGAATTGACAGCATCATTCGAACGTATGAGCGCCAAACGCAAAGCTGGCTTATATCAAGATACTGTTACAGAACTGCAGCAGGTTGCCGCACAAGTAGCCGAAGTTGAAGCAAAACTTAAAAATGCCAGAAATAGACCAGTCTTTGGTGTTGGTACTGTGGGCGCTTCAATGCCAATTGCTGACACACAGCAGCTGGCCGATCTAAAAAAACGTCAAGAAGAATTAAAAAGTCGCACAGCTGAACTCAACGCGGTTATCGAGGGGCTGAACAAGAATTTTGACGCCGGATTGCCTGGCCTTGATGCGTATAGCTCTAAGCTAATAGATAACTCGGCCAGCACCAATAAATTAGCTGAAGAAATGCTTAAGCTTTACAACACCCAAATGTTGTCAGCTCAGGCCGTCGACGCCCAGGGCCGTGCCCTGAATGGCATTGACCTGGAACTGTTTAAAGCCCAGTTCGTGGATGCCACAACCCTACCGGCGAATGCCGCTGCAGCCATTAAACAATTTGCAATCGATGCCAAAACGGCCGCCGCCAATTTAAATGCCGACACTTACCTGACGCAGCTGAAGGAAGAACTGAAGCTGCTGGACCTGCGCCTGAGTAAAGGCCAGCAAACTGCGGATATGCAAAAGAAACTGCTGCAGTTTACCGGTGCCAATCCTGCTGCCCTTGCAGCGCTGCAGCGTGAACTGCAGCTGATTGAAAAGAAACAGGCACTGGTTACAGACAAAGAATCCCTCGATAGCCTGAAAAAAGAAACTGAGCTTTTGCAAATTCGCCTGGCAAAAGGTGAAAAAGAATATGAAGTGCAAAAAGCACTGTATCAGCTCAAAGGTGGTGATCCGGCCGTTATTGCCGAGATTGAAAATCAGATCCGCGCCCAGCAAAAACTGAAAGACCAGATCGCACTAACAGAGCAAATCAGTAGTGGCGCCTTTGACAAAATGCTGGACGACATGACCGCCATGAACGGCACGGCCACCAACATTGGCGATGTGCTGGTACAGGCGTTCGGCTCGGTGGCGCAGCAGCTGGATGCGATGACCGAAAGCCAGCTGCAGTACAACGAAAAAGTAAAAGAACTGGCGGGCGAAAAGGCCAAGTTAAACATTCTCGATAAAAACAGTGCGGTATATGCCAAGGGCAAAGCGGCCGTTGACGAGAAAGAAGCCAAGCTAAAAAACGACTACTACCAAAGCCAGATGGGGCATTTTGCCTCACTGACCGGCGCAGCCAGCAAGATGTTTTCTGAGCAGAGTAAAGGCCGCCAGGTACTGCACAAGCTGGAAGTGACTTTTGCTGCGATTGAAACGGCGTTGGCACTGAAGAAAGCGGCGGCCAATGCGTTGACCGCCATCAGTAACCAGGGGGGTGGTGATCCATATTCAGCCTTTGCCCGCATTGCGGCCATGGCGGCCATTATGGCCGGCCTCGGTATTTTCAGCGGCAGTGCCGCTGGTGGCGTGAGTGCAGAAGACCGTCAGAAGACCCAAGGCACTGGCACAGTGCTTGGTGATGACAGCGCCAAATCTGGATCCATCGCCAATGCCCTTGGTCGCATCGAAGACTTAGAGCTGGACCAGTACGCTGAGCTGCGCTCAATCAACGGCAGCATCCGGGAACTCTCTGCCGGCATCAAAAATCTGGCAGTGAATCTGGTGGCCAGTTACGGCAAATTCAACGAATCAAATTACCCTGGCGAACTCGGCAAAGAATACAACCTGCAGCTCGGCAGCGGCTTGGCCTCTGTGGTCGGTGGTGGCGTGATTGGCCTGGTGGCGGACAAGCTGCTCGGCGGTTTGGTCGGCGGCCTTACCAATAAACTACTTGGCGGCCTCTTCGGCAGTAAAAAGACTGAACTGGTCGACAGTGGACTGAGCTTTGCGGCACAGGAACTGGGCGACATCATCAGCAGCGGCTTGATGAATGCCTCGGTTTACGACGTCATTAAAACGACTAAGAAAAAGCTGTTTGGCCTGAGTAAATCCAGCTCGGAAAGCACCGAATATCGCGCCATCGACAATGCGCTGCGCACAGAGTTTGCCCGCATCTTTAGCCATATGGGTAAATCAGTCACTGAAGCGGTGAACTTGCTCGGCTTAGAGACCAATAAGACGCTGGAATCGTTTGTTATCAACCTGCCGGCGCTGTCGTTTAAAGACCTCAAGGGCGATGAAATCGAAAAAGAACTGCAGGCCATGTTCAGCCAGCAAGGCGATTTGATGGTGCAGTACCTGGTGCCAGGTATTGCCGAATTTCAAAAAATCGGCGAAGGCTTGTATGACACCTTGATCCGCGTCGCTCAGGAACAAGCTGTATTTAACTCGGCACTCGATAATCTGGGCCTGCAGTTAAGCCGGTTCGCTGGCGTCACCAAAGCCATCGAGCTGGAAGTAGCCCAATCCATCATTGAACTGATGGGTGGCATTGAACAGTTCCAATCAGCAACAGCGGAATACTTTGCCGAGTTTTACTCCGAGCAGGAGCAGCTTGCTGCCATCACCAAATCTGCAGCGGCACAGTTTGCAAGCCTCGGCATTGCAATGCCTACCAGCCGCGATGGTTTTAAAGACTTGGTCGATAGTTTGGATTTAACGACCGAAGCCGGGCAGCGTATGTTTGCTGCGCTGATGGCGTTGGTACCGGCGATGGACCAGTACTATGACCAGCAAGAGCGCCAGGCGCGGGAGCTGGCCAGTTTCAGCAAATCCGTCGGTGATGAGTTGGCCAAACTCGATATGACCGACCTTGAAAAAAATCTGTTTGATTTAAAAGCCTGGTACGACGCGCAAATCAAAGAAGCTGCGGAACTCGGTGCAGACACTGGCCTGCTGGAAATTCTCTATGACCGTAAGCGGGCGGCACTCATTGCCGCAGAGCTGGAAAAAGCAACGGCAGACATCAACAACACCTTTAAACAGCTGGTTGATAGTATCCAGGCTGCCAGTGCCGGCATTGGCAATGCGATTTTGGACATTCGTCGCCAGGGCGCGGGCTGGGATGAATCAGCCTATCAGAATGGCCAGGTCAAACAGCTACGCGGCCAACTTGGCACCGGCGACATCACCGCCCAAATCAAAGCCATTCAGAACCTGCAGGGTGCCATTGTCAGCCGGTATCAAGCGGACATCAGTGCCAATAACCTGCTGATGCAGCAAGCGCAAACGGCACTCGATAGCCTGAACGCGAGCTGGGGCGAGCTGACATCATCCTTAGCCAGCGTGCGCAGCTCCATTTCAGCCGCGATTTTAGATATCCGCCGCCAGGGCAGCGGCTGGAATGAAGTGGGTTATCAGAAAGGCAATATCAGTGACCTGCGCGCCAAACTCGGGGTTGGCAGCGTGCTGGAGCAAATCAATGTTGTCGGCGCTCTGCAGCAAGCCATTGTCGACCGATACAACGCAGAGCTTGCGGCCAATCAGCAACTGCAGCAAGCCGCAGAGTCCCGGTATGAGGCGGATTTGGCCGCATACAACGCCCTTCGCGATGCAGCGCGCCAGCTGCTGTCTGCGGCAGATGCGTTGCTGCTCTCTGACTACTCGCCAGCCTTAATGGGCGAGCAGTTTAGCCAGGCACAGAAACAATTCACCCAGCTCTTGGTTCGCGCCAAAGGCGGCGATATGGACGCCATGCGTGACTTGCAATCCGCTGGCTCCAGCTACCTGGACGTGGCTAAAAATTACTATGCTAGCGGCAGCTCGGAATACTCGGCAATTTTCAAAGAGGTGCAGGCCGCATATCGCAGTTTTAGTGGCATGGCCAACGGCAGCGACAACTCGGTACCGCGCCCGACTCAGCAGTACTACAGCGCATCGATCAGCATGCAGTCCGACACCATTG